GGAATGCCAGTGCGCGCCGATTGATTCATTTGATCGGCGGTCAATACCTGGCTGGCCGTAAATGTTGGAACGGTTGTCTGCGCGTTGGCACCCATGAGGTTTCCTATCCTAATACGTTGTTGGCATCGAGTACGCCGTAGGTGGCGTCATCGAGTATGAGCTGATAAACGATTGTGGTCGGGCTGGTGTAGTAAGTAATTCGGTGGCCGCGATTTACGTCAATGACGCCCTGGATGCCCTCAACGGCCAATTCCTCGGTCAACGGTGTGCCCAGGCCGGGGATTGTCTTTTTGATGCTGATGGTGTCACCAATGTCGATGGTGGTTGCGTCGTCGCGTTGCGTTGACGTAAGCAAACCAAACCAAGTGGTGACGCTGGTGTACCGGGGCGCTGGATCAGGTTCAAGCAAGTATGCGGCCAGTGCGTCAATTTCGCCTTGTGTGTGCAGCAGGCTGTTGGTGATGCTGGTGCCCTGGATGAAGTATTTGGCGATGCTGCCTGCGTCGGTGTCGGTGGCTTCTTTGCCATCGAGCGCGCCGACATAGGCGCGGTTTACTACGTTGTCGGCATCAAACTCCACGTCGAGCGCCTCGTATTTGGCGCCGACGCCATCATCAGCGAAAGACAGCACCGGGCTGCTGAGCGTGTTGCCGATGCGCTCTTGAAATGTGATTGTGCCATCGCGCGCCACGAATAGGCGACCTTGCTCAGCATCATTGATTTGCGTCAGGTATGCGAGCGTGTTGGTGCCCTGGGGCACCGTGTAGGCGCTGTCATGGCCAAGATTGACCGTGCCAGTAGCGATGTTTGTTGTGCCAGTGTAATCGACTTCGGGCAAGGCAAGCACGCTGGTAATGCGTTGGCCTGATGTTTCGGCACTGACGTTGTATTCATCAAGCTGTGTTTGTGCGAGTTTGTAGAACTCGTCTGCGCATTGCACATTTACGGTGTTGTAACCAGCCAGGGCAAATTCGTAGGTGTAGCCGGTGACGATGCCCGTGAACAGGTATTCACCATCGCGGCTGAGGCGCACGGATCGCATTGGTGCCAAGCCAGGCTCATTGTTGGCTGGGTCGTAGTAAGGGCTGGTTGTGTCGTATGGGCCGAGGATGCCTGTCTCATCGCGCATGGAAAATGTCATGACGCCTGCACCGAATTGGTAATCGGATTTGCGTCGACCGCGCGAATAGGCGATTGACGTTGCATACTCAGTTATGTCGGCGTATGTGGTTTGTGGGCCGAGCGTGCCTACGTTCAGCTGGCTGCTATCAAGCCTGAAACTGCTGTAATCAAACCCGGTATCAAGCTCCAGCAGGTAATCGCCTGACTGTACGACTGTGGAGGCCATTACGCGATTTGCAGCTGTAACGGCCCACTGCGCCGGTTGTAGTCGGTGAGCGCGTCAACGATTTTGTCGGCCAGTGTCGCTTCAGCGATTGCTGCGTTGACCACGACTGTAACTCCGCCAGTGTCGCTGAGCAGCGTCATTTCATTGCCAGTGCCAGCGCCAATGCCACCTCCGCCTCCGCCAATAAAGCCTTCGTCAACAGGCAGGATGCCGATCATGCCTCGACCGAGGCCGCCGCCACCACCGCCTGCCCCACCGCCTCCTCCGCCTCCGCCACCACCGCCTGAAGGCGCTGGAAGCGTGACGCCAGGTGCAGGCACCACAGGCACGATAGGAGCCGCGAAACGTCGCTCAACGAAGTCTGGGCCGCTGCTGCCACCTCCACCGCCACCAGCCGCGCCACCGCCGCCTGGCACGTTGAATTGCGGCAAATCAATCTTTGGCACGAATGGCACATTGACGCCTGGCAGCACGTTGAGGCCTCGAATGATGGCGTTGATCATGTCAACGTAGGTGTTGGCGATGCGTTCAAAAATGCCAATGATGAAATTGCCCATCGTCATGAATGCGTTTTTGACACTGCCGGTCTTTTGCACCAGCAGCATGAATCCTGCAACTAAAGCCGCGACTGCGACAACGACCAAGCCGATTGGGTTGGCTGCCATAACTGCGTTGAGAATCACTGTGCTGGCTGTGATGACTTTGGCTGCTGTGTTCAGCACGAGAATCGCGGTAGCCAGGCCACCGACAGCAATCATGACTTTTACGATGGTGTCACTGTTGCGTTGTGCGTATTCAGCGAATTGCTGTAGTCGAGGGAGTAGGCGCTCAAGGATTGGCAGGAAGGCTGCACCGATTGATTCTTTGGTTTCGCCAATGGTCAGCGACAGCCGTTTCATGCGGCCTTCGGCGCTGTTGGCTGCGACGGTGGCTGCACCTCCTACGGTGGCGCTCAACGCGGCCATGATTTGATCGAGTGATGCACCGTCTTTGATGAGGCCGCGCACGGCAGGCACCATGTTGCCGAGCGCCTTGGTGTTGCCTGCGTAGGCTCTCGCCAAGGCATCGGTGACTGCACCTAGGTCATTGCCGGTGGCCGCTGAAATGTCTAGGGCGTGTGTGAGCAGCTCTTGGCTGTATTGCAGATCGCCTGTGGTTTGCACCAACGTAGCCAACGCCGGGCGTAGCAGGTCATCGGCAACTGCCGCGCTCATCATCGTCTTTTCAATGAAGGCTTCGGCTGCTCGGACGTTGGCTTCACCAGCCAGCGTGTTTTTCTCAATGGCCAGCGCTAACAGCTCTTGAGCTTTGGCATCCTCGATGGCGGCTTTGGTGGCGTCACCGATAACAACAGCCAGGCCACCGATAGCGGCAGCAGCAGGCAACGCTGCCTTGCTCAAAGCGAACTTGGCTTTGGCACCAGCGCCTTCCAGGCTCTTGAATTCGTTGATGGCCTGTTTGATCCCCTTCGAGTCAAACTCGGAAACAATAGGGATACTTACGGCCATTGCTACATCCTACGAACGGCTCACTGGTGCAGTCACCAGATTGCGGTTCACTTCCTTCATGACACGCTCACACAGTTTCAACATCTCGTCATCGACCTGCGATTTGTTTCTTTCGTAGCTCGGCCACATGACGCGCGATGCGCTACCCCAACGTTGAGCCAACGCCCTAGCAAGTGGGTTACTGGATTTGCGGCCGGAGATGTCAAATGTCTGGTTGGCGATACCTGACCACACCAAACGAAACGTGCCGACATTGACCAGATCGCCCCGGTATTCCTTGACGCGCCTAGTACTGATTTTGGCGACAAGAAACTTTTGCGCAATGGCCTGCGACCAGCCACCATCACCAATAATTTCAAATCCCGATTTGGTTTTCCATTTGCGGTTCATGCCCGAAATGGGTGCAGCCGATGGAATAGCGGCTTTGGCGTCATCAATCACCGACTTGACGATTTGTTTGTAATCGCGCGTGATCTCACGACGCAAACTCTTATCGACTTTGTTTAGCTCTTTGAGAGCCTCTTTGATGCCGTAGACCTGGATGTTTGCTTCAACGGCCACGTCGCTTCTCCTGTTGCTTTTTCGCCAGCAATAGCACAGTAGCGAGATCCTCTACATCGAATTCGATGTTGCCTGGCCAGTAACCGGTAGCCAACAGCAGCTCAGCTAACTGGCGTCTGATGCTGCCGCTGCCGTAGGGTTTGCGTTTGCCACCTCAACTACATCGAAGTCGTCTACCGATTGAAGCCAAGTGTCATAATCGCGGCCTTCACGCTTTTGGGCGTTGAGCACGTGCCAAGCCATGAACATGAGGTCATCAATACCGATGCCGCCTTGGAGATCGGATGCGCGACGCTTGAACTTGCGTTCCCACGCTGCGGCAGTTGCGATGGTCGTAGTAACCGTCTCGCTGACTGGTTGTCCTGCCGGTGTCTTGAAAGACACCTGGATGGTTAATTTCATGGCGTCGTGTCTTCGACGAGTGTTCCACCAGTGATGGTGATTTCCACTTCCGAGAGCTCACCGAGCGCGGCGTTGACAACATCGAGCGATTCCAGGTAACCGCCAGTGATTTGGAACTCCGGGTTGGTGGTCGAGATGGCGGCGCTGGTCGGTTTGACCGCGACGTAGACGTTGGTGCCGACCAAGCTGGTCAGGTCCACGTAGGTGCCTGGCGTTGAGCTGTATTCCATCAGCAGCGTTGCGGTGACGGTCACGTTGGTGAGGCCGCCAACGTAGTTGCGAGCCGTTGAGCCGAAGCTGGAGGCATCCAGGGCTTCACGCGCTTTGGTAATGACGACGCTCTTGCACTGGTCTGACAAATCCTTGATGCCGGCAAGGTTGACACCAATGCCGAAAGTGGGGGATGCGAGGTAAGTGGTTGCAACGGCCATGTAGCGGTTCTCCTGTGGTTGACGGCCGCTGCAAGCCTTGTGGGCAGTCTAGTAGGTCTACGGTGCGACTTTGGTGCGTATCACGAGCTCGTAGGCAGGGTAATCGGCGCCACCGTAACTGACAGTCGTTGGCCGGGCTGTGTTCAGGCCGATTTGCGCGGCTCGAATCAAATCAGCCAAATCGAGCAGCTGGGCAAGTGTGCGATTGTCGCCAGTGCCCATACCAACGATTACGACACGGAATTCCATGTCAGCGACAACGTTGCTGGCCATCTCGATGCTCGGTGCCTCAACAATTGCGCACGGAACATTGATGTTGCGCGGATCGTTGAACACTTTTAGCCCGGTAATCAAACCGAGGCGCGTTACGAGCTGGTCGTAGCCCTCTTTGAACAGGTTGCTCATTACGCCACCTGCGGCTTACCGACTCCGAGCAGGCGAAGTATCTGGCCGTAGTTGCCTGTGACCGGGCCACCTGTAGCCAACGGATCGAAGCTGGCGAACGCTTCGGTGCTGCCGCGCTCACGGTAAAGGATTGCGGCGTATTGCACGGTGCCGAGCTTGGCTGCACCATCAGGCACGCTGCTGGGCGAATCCCAGTAGCCGGCTTCCTGGCGTCGACGGAAAGCAAAAGCGTTGGCGGCCGAGATGGCCATGTTGGCAACATCAAGGTCAGCGCTTGGGTTGGTGAAAACGAAGCCGAGGTAATCCTCTAAATCGCCCAGGACAATCCACGTGCATGTAACTGAGTAGGTGACGGTGCCTGTGGCCGCAGCGCGTTCCGCGTCGTCAGTAGTGAGCGCAAACAGCACCTGATTGGGGATGATGCGGTTGTAGTCGTATTCGTAGTCACCTTGCTGGCTGACGCCTGTGAGGTAATACTCGGGAAGCGCAAGGATTTTGTGAGTGGCATTCCACCCGGCGCCGACACCGGCGATGGTGATGCTTTGACCAACCTCAAATTCGAGGGGTTCCAGCAACTGAACGATGGCAACATTACTGACCACCTGTTTATGGGTGATCGTGTACGTCGCCACCGTTCAGTGTTCCCTGGAGGAAGGAATCAGCTGGATCAGACGAACTTGACGAACTTGGTCGCGTCAGCCATGAAGCCGGCCGCGTAGCCGCGGAAGGCGATGGTGCGACCGAGCGTTGCCGGTACGTCAACCGAGATGGCGCCCTTCTGCTGTTCGTAGAACTCGAAGCCGGCGGCTGGGCCTGCGGCGTGTCCGATGAACGAGCCATCGCAGTGCTTGTCAACCACGAGGCTCAAGCCGAGTGGGTTGCCGTTCCACGACGTTGCGGAGGCGTTGCCCATTGCGTTCTGGCCTGCGAGGCCTGGCGCGCCCACGAATGGGAACACCGGGCGGTTCGCATCATCGACGAGCGAGCCCAGGTAGCCCCAGACGGTCGGCGACACGAACAGGTGCGTCGGCAGGTAGTTGCTGGTGGCGCTGATTTGCGCGGCAGCACCGTAGACGCCTTCGATCATGTCTTTGGCGACGGTCGGATCCCATGACTGGGTTTGCACGATGGCGTTGCGGCAGGTGTCGATGGCGTAGTTGTCGGTGGCCTGGCCGTATGCGATGGCGAGCTGGTTGAGCACGATGCCAAGCGAGTTGGGATCAGTCCAGTCGACATCCTGCTCCGACAGCGTGACGTAGGTGCCGAACGTCAGTTTGTTGACGTTGTTGTTGGCAACCGTGACGGTCGACGGATCAAGCGTGTTGAGCTGGCCGGTCGGCTGTTGCGTGACGGTCGGGCGCACGGTGATGACCGGGCGACGGAACGTTGCTCCGCCTTCCGGCATTGCGCGTGATCCGATGGCGCTGACGAATGGGCGAACGGCGTTCAGACCGTCGTACACCGGCGACACAATCGGCGTCGGCAGGATGCCAGGCGTGTCGGCCGTGGTGATGTCGGGAGCTGCGGCCATGATGCGCGCGTTGAACTCGGCGAACTCTGAGCCACCGCGAACGAACTTGGCGATGTATTCGGAGGCTGACGGCAGCTTAAAAGCTGGCTTCGGCTCAGCGAACAGCATGGTGGGGGCAGCAGCAGGCGCTTCAGCGACAAGTGCGGCAGTTGCTTCGACCTTCTCGGACATTGGTTGTGATTCCTCTCGCGGTGGTTGTGTCGCTGCAACATCTGTAATGGTAGCACCCTTGAACGCTGGTTCCGTCACAAGGCTCAGCTCAACCCAGTTGGCTTTGGCGATGACCATCGTGCCATCGTCGTCATACCGGGCATCGATTACGTCTACGCCAACGGAGACAGCGTCAACAGCCTCATCTTTGATGAGTTCAAGCATGTCGTTGCCTTCGCTGGTGGCGCTGATTCGCGCCGTAAATACCATGCCTTTTTCGCTGTCGACTCGGCCGGTAACGACACCGACAGGCTGGGTTGAGTCGTGATACTTGAGCAGCTTGGGTTTCTTGCCTGTGATCGGGAGGCTGCCGCGCTCAAAGCGCACGCGGGTACCGTCTGAAACGGTGGCCTCAACGCCCCAGGGCACGGCGATGCCCGAAATGGTGCGTGGGGATTCGCCATCCTCGGCGAGTACGAATGTGTCAGCGGCCGTTAGTCGAATCATTGTCATCCTCGGTTTCGTTTGTAGGTGCCCGACCAGGTGCAGCGTTTTCCTGGTCGGGCTCCATCTGTGCTTCCTCCAAGTATGACTCTACGTCGAGATAAATGTAGCGGCCGCGTGGCGTCACGTTATTCATGCTGAGCGTTTGCTCGATGCAATCAATGTATGGCTTGGCGCCGAACAGGTACAAGTCTTGTCGCGCTTGCAAAGCGTTTTGATACGTCATGCCTGATCCGCTTGGTGCACCTACGAGGTATGGCGGAATGTTTGCCAGGCGCGCCATTTCAAGCGCCTGGTAGGTGCGTGCTTCGGTCAACTGAAGTTTGCTGGGATCCATGTACGACTCTTTCCAGTCGACGTACTGGTTGAGAGCTGCAATTGCATTGTTGTTGCGCGCGGCTGCGAAGCCAGCTGCAAGTTCGCTCAATTCCTCGGCGCTCAACGGCTCGCCTTCGGTTTGCTTGAGCACACCGGCTGGTGTCTGGTTGCGTGCAAAACGCTCAGCGCTCGTGTCCAGGTTGATGTTGGTGCGAATCATGCGCGCGCCCATTGACAACAGGCCTTGAATTGGGCTGATGAATTGCACTACGTCATTCGGGTTCAGATCGATGCCGTTGAACGTGACTTGCTTGCTGGGGCCGAACCACTGTGGGCCGCCCTGGTCACGAGTCTGCACGTCAGCGGCTGGAATCCAAGTGAACGTGGCCGGGAAGCCGTTGCCGAATCGGCTGGTGACCACCCAGAAAGCGCGGCCGTAGAAAATCAAGTCATCGGTAGTCCAGCTCATGATGAAGTTGCGTGTCACGTTGGGGTCGGGCTGATGGAACCACGTGTCGTCTGGCAGCTCAATGTCCTCGTACTCGTCATCCATCCACTGCTTGCCGTACTGATGAATTTCCAAGCAACCGATCAAGCCGCAAATCAAGTCGCGCGCACGAGAGATAGTTGGAATTTGGATGGCGGCCAGCCGGTCAAAGCCGGTCTGGTATGTCATGAAGTTGCCAACCATGTTGTTGCCGGCATAACCCTGGGCCGCGCCGACCTGGGCTTTCGTGTCGTTAGATATTGCGCGCTTCAATGAGAAAACAGCCATCGTGCAGTCAGTCTAGGCGCTTGATGCAATGACAGGTCGATTGACCATCGGCCTCGGTCTTGACGACAGACCGACAGCCCACACGAGACACCGGGCCAACTCGATAGGGCCAGATGATTTCGTTGAGCTCAACGCAATGGCGCCAGGCGTTTTGACCGCAACAGCGCGTCCAACGTGCTCGGCCAACATTGTTTCGCCGGTGTGCGCAACACGGCCTTCATTGATGAGCGAACGAACGATTGACGTGAAACGGCAAATCTCTTGGTAACCGACAAGCACCCTGCGACGTTGCAGATCGGAGGGGCAGTTGGTGTCCAGTGTGGGCGTGATAGCAACTTGCAAGCCGGGATTGGAGGCCAACTGCTGACGGATGTTATCCCAAACCTGCGTCACGGTTTCGCACATGAACGCGACAGTCGCAGTGAGCATCCCAGCACTGTTGCCGTTGCAACGTACTGCCACGTAGCGGCCGTCGTCCACTGCTACCTCGACTGCGAGCACGCCACCAGGCAGCGGAGGCTGCTTGGTAGCGCATCCTTCCCACTTGCCTGGCGAAAGCCACGAAAGCTCCGATTGAACCCATAGGTTCACGCTAGATCGCAGAAAGCCTGCACGGTTCGGTGACTTGGCCTCTTGCTCAATGGTGCGAATGTCAAGCGTGTGGCCGAGCGCCGGGTTGGCGTACTCCCACGCGCCAGGGCTCATCGGGTCGGCTTCAGGTGGCGGCGAATACTCGGCCAGATAAATCCCAGTCGATTTGCTTTCATCAATCGCGCGGATGCCTTGCTCACGCCAACGCAACATCGCAACACTGTCCTCAGTACCGGCCGTAGACCACATCGAGCACAACGGATTAGGCCGAGCGCGCTGCGTCGGCAGCAAACCGATGTCCAGAGTCTCGGAATCAATGCCGAACACTTCGTCGGCAATAATCAGGTCAACGGACATACCGTGACCGCTTGAAGGCCGCGCTGCTTTGACGTGCCAGACGCTGTCGCCAATCTTGATGCTGTTACGGCCGTAAGCCCACGTCGCTTTGACATCAAATTTGGCTTCAAGGGTCGGCGCCA